CCCGTCATCTTAAATCCTGTACAGAAATCTGCACCAGTCGCGACCCCACTAACACCCATTGAGATGCTCGAAATTTGTGATACTCCAGTAGGCACAACCAGGGAAAGCCCCGATGATGCAAACTGACTGGTCATTGATTGAAAACTCGTTGTAGCCGATAAAGCGGCTGACGTTCTTGTTACTACTATTGACATATTTTTACTCCTTCACGCGCGGATTTTTATGGGCCCCAAGGACGCCAATACAGGCGAACCTCGAGAAAAGGAACGTACTGCAGCCTTGGCCAAGAATGCCCCTATAAGGGTTTTGGTTATAGCTTGCTTATTTCTTAGTGCTGCACTTGATAAAGTTGTTAATCCATCATTAAGATTACCAGCAATAAAGGACTTTGCTGCTGAACCTGCATTAGTCTGTGTTAAAAGAGCTAAAGCAGCCCCAGTTTCAATTACATTAATTCCGAAACTACGAGAAGGTTTTCTTCTGGCTCGGGCTCGACGTCTGACCATGCCCTTTCGAGGGGAATTGGCTATTTAACTATTAATGCAATAAGCGAAGGTGCTCTCTTTGGATAACCCACAGTGCGATCATACTGCATTCTACACACTTTTCCGCCTTGGGAAGGTTCATTTTACGGCATTTAGGATTATCACATTCCCAATAATCACGGTATTCATCGAAAGCCGCTAAAGGTTCGTAGGCAGTTAGCGCCATATTTACAACGTGCGACCTTGTGCCGTTATTCTTCTCCAGGTATCTGTCTATTAAATCAGAAAGTTTGCGGTCCATACTGATAGATACGGGAATAACTCCACGTCTCTTTCTACCCATTATTCATTCCTTAGTAAACTAATAACTTTAGAAATTAATATCGCTTCTTTTTCAATTTCTTGAAGTCCTTGTTTTCCTATACAATTTTCCCGCATAAATCCATCCTTGTCTATTATCTCCATATATGTTTTTTTGCAGTAGATACAATTCTCAGTCTCATTAAAGTTGTGTCTGTCCATTTTATCTCTCCATCATTTACCACTACAAACAACTATATAATATTATACTTATATTTAGAATGTATAAGAAACACTATATAATAATATAATAACTAGAGTTCTACGTACCTATATTATATATATAATAGTAAAAAACTACTACTTTAGGCCTAGCTTAACCCTGTTTTGGGGCTGTTTAACCCCTACTTCGGGGCTGTTCTGGGTGTTTAGTAGCCCTTCTAAGCCGCTTCTCTTCATTAACATCTCTGCAACCAACCCCATGATAGGGTTGTCTTTTGTTATTGCATTGATTGTACTTTGACCTGTAGACTCATCCATTTTTTTAGATGCTGCACCCAGGGAACCAAAAAAAGAAGATTGAAAAGTCTCAAGCATGCCGTGAGTTCGTTCTTCTATCTCATCTACAATAGGTTCAAGGATAATTAACAGGTCTTCGTCACTCTCGGATGACTTCGCCCAAGCAACCCAAGCATCTTTTGACAATCTGGCCACGTACGAAGCAAACATAAAATAAAATAATGACCAGGCGATCAGATAACCCAAAAGTTCTAATGTTGAAATAATCACTTACAAACCTTTTGGTCTAAGGCCTAAACGTGATGGTCCACCGCCTAGGGCTTGTTCATATGTCAAAATAGGTATAGGTAAAGTAATCTTTTTTGCTGTCGGTTTAACGGTGCTAATAGAAGGGGTTTTTCGTCCAAAGATTTCAGACGGACTTCTGCCTTCCCTGAGTACATCCTGAGAGAATATCAATAACGGTATCAATGCGCCTAAATTCATGCTAGACCACCACCTCCACCAAATTTAAAATCCTTTGGCAATTCAAAATCCATAATAGTTCCCACTAAACCTTTTCCTACTTTCCTCCCCAAAAGAAAACCTAACCCTGAGGGACCTGTCAGTGAAACCAACGCCGTATCTTTTAGGGTTTGTTTTTGTGTATCGGTCAAAGTAATGTTTAAGGCATCTTCTTGAGCTTTTAAAAGTAGTTCAAGCAACAAAGGGAGAAAAGCAACCAAAGCCGCCGCTCCAATTAACACAGGTGTATTTTCATTGGCTAAAAGTGTGTTTATATTTTCATGTCTCCTATGCCTGGATAAAGCATCACGTTGACCCACTGTCAATTTAGTGATCTCTACGTCATCGGGTACAGCTTCGTAAAGGGCCCGACCCATTAGCGCCTCTTCTTTTTACCTGCAGGGGTTTTCCTGAACGCTACTGCCATTTTCTTAAGATTTAGTTTACCGTTACGATATCGGAAGCGTGGCTTCTTGCTGTTAGCCTTTACGTATTTGTTCCAGGCGCTTAGTTTACGCTTCTTAATGAAACCCTTTTTGGCTATGGGATGTTCAGGAATAAACATTCTACCTTCTCCACTTAAATTGGTACCACACTCAGGGCAATACTTCATGGGCATCACTGCACCTCTTTACCTTCTAAAACTACGGTCATAGAGCCAGTAGGACCTACAGCAAGGACTTTCAGCCCTGTATTGGGTGGAATTGTATAGTATAAGTTTGGGAATTGGGGCCCGAGTCCAGCGTCTATGATAATAAATTTGCTAACGTGAAGCGCTTCTTGGTTGCCCTGTACGGTCCAGGACAACACATCACCAGCAGAACAGCCACTATAATCGAACGATACGTTTGTGACTACAGTGTAAAACCTATTAGGAGAGATAAAATCCAGCAAGGTAGTGCCACCTGCGGTTAATGATTCTTGACCACTCCAGGCAAACATGTGATCCCCAAAGAAGTTAAGACTCGGCCCCGTCGAAAGGGTCATTTGTAAAGCTTACCAATTATAGAACAACTGTTAAGAAAATCAGCGTTAGTATTACTAGTAAGCGCCGTCACTTTAATCGATGTATAGGGAGGAATCAAAAGAGGTATAACAAGAGTGCCAGGCATATCTTCTTCATTTGTCTCAGTTTTGTAAACACCTATGACAACTCCGTTCATTTGTAACCTCCAAGCAGTAGTAAGCCCCACTGTGGGACCTGAAAATTCTATTGCACCGTTTACTGTCAATACTGTTTTCGCATACAAGTTGCCTGAGGTAAAATCAAGATAGGTTACTTCGCCGGTTGTTGAACCCAATCCACCAGAATAGGCGAAACAATGCCTCCCAATATAATTTAATTCTTTACCTGTACCCGCTACTACATTGCTTCCAGAATAACCAACGCCTTCAGGCATTGTTTATTTACTCGAACTGAATTGTGCAGGTCGCGTCTATTGTTGCGGCGGTTGTAACCGCGATCTGAATATCCAAAGTGTTACCACTTGTTACACCCAGTGCTGTCTTTTCCTGTACAACACAGTTTGCTACTCCAACACCACTCGATGCGGCCTGGCTAATTGCAGGTCCCATAAAGGTGGCATCTCCTTCCTGGAGCGCCGTGCCCGTCATCTTAAATCCTGTACAGAAATCTGCACCAGTCGCGACCCCACTAACACCCATTGAGATGCTCGAAATTTGTGATACTCCAGTAGGCACAACCAGGGAAAGCCCCGATGATGCAAACTGACTGGTCATTGATTGAAAA